GCATCCTCGTCATCAGCGCCTCGTGGATCTTCAACAGCCAATCCAACGTCACGGCCGGCTGATCCTCCTGCACGCTCGGCGCCATGTTGAACGGCTCGGTCGCCAGCCGGTAGGTCCGCACATACTCGACCACGTCCGGATCATCGATCGGCGAACCGGCCTCGATCAGCTTCAACTTCCAGAACCTGCTTTTGGGTCCGGGTTCACTTCGAAGCTGGGCATCAGCTCGTTCATGTGCGGCCCGCACGCCTCCGACAGCACCTTGTACGTGTCGGCCGGCAGATCGAGGAGCACCTCGAGGGTGACGGCCCCGAAGGACCATTCCCGCACCAGCGCGACCACGACGGCGTCGTTCAGGTCGTCGGCGGCGACGAGGAGGCTCGGGTCGAGCTGGGCGGCGATCCGCGCCGCCTTCTCGTCGTCGGAAAGGTCGGCCGGGTCGAACGGCGGCGGTTCGTGGGCCTGGCGGTCCTTCATGAACGCCACCAGTGCCCTGACGACGGGCCGCCGTTTGCGTTCCGGGACCTTGATCGGGTCGTAGAGGTCGGCCCACTGGCCTTCGGGAAGATCGATCCTGGCGCCCACTACTGCCAGGTCCCGCTCGCCTTGGTGTTCTTGATCGTGACCTTGCAGGGCGAGTAGCCGGTGCCCGCGACGGTCGCATCGGTGGTGTTGGCCAGCATGGTGAACGGCACCTCGAGCTCGATGTACGGCTTCCCCACCTGCTTCGGGATCGCATCGTCGTAGTTGCACTTCGTCGAGTGGATCTGAAAGTACTGCTGGGTGGCGCCGGTCCCGTTGGTCAGGGTGAGGTCGAGAGACGGCTGCGACGCCTGCAGGTAGTTCAGCAGCTGGGTGTCGTCCTCCATGACGATCACGAGCTTCCCGGTGGCCACCAGCGGACCCAGGAAGATCTTGTAGGGGTTCTGGATGCCCTGCAGGGTCCAGATGGGGGCAACCTGCCGTTTGATGGTGATGTCGGCCGTCACGACGGTGAGAACGGCGGTACCGCCGATCGTGGCCGATGCCTGCCAGGCCGGCGAGGCGTTCACCGTCGAGTAGGACTGGGTGGGGGTGGCCACCACACCGCTCGTGTAGCCGCGGGCTTTGGCGGTCCAGGTGACGAGCCCGGCCGGGTCGAGCTTGAAGGCGAGTTCATCGATCTTCGACCCGGCGAAGCTGCGGGTGTTCACCACGTCGAAGTCATAGAGGACGAACGGGGTCGGCTGGGTGTCAGACGTGTTCTTCACGGAGAAGGCGTGGGTGTTGGGGGTGCCGCCGGTGTAGTCCGTCGCCCCGAACACGCCGCCCAGCAGGTAGCCGATGGTGTCGGTGTAGAGGTCGCCGCCCAGGGTGATTTCGCTGTTGACGGCGCCCTGGACACGGTTGTACTGCTCGACGGCGCTGCCCCGGTAGCCCTTGTCGTCGAGCTGCTGGTACACGTCGTGGAATTCGAGGGCGGTGATCGGGAAGTAGTCGGTCGGCCCGATGCTGGCCGTCGCCTGGGCGTAGATGTAGGTGTTGGCGTTGTGGGCGTAGGTGGTGGCCGACACGGTGAGGGTGGAGGTGCCGCCGCCGGCGGTGACCGCTCGGGACTCGCTGTTGGGGCCATCGACGAAGAAGATCGTGTAGGACGCCGGGACGCTGGTGCCGACGATCGGGATCGAGGTCGCGCCGGCCGCCGTCGCCGCCGACAGCGTCGTATTGACGCTGTCCTTCGCTACCCCGATGAAGCTGCGGAAGGACGGTTGGGGCACGGCTCACTCCTTAGCTGGACTTGGCGGTCTTCGCCGCCTTCGGGGCAACCGGTTCGAAGAACATCGGGTCGGGGTTCTCGTCACGGGTCACGACCTCGCCCGGTTCGACCGTCAGGCCAGAGTCAGGAAAGTCGCGGCCGGCGTCCCCGATGTACTTGAAATCAGGCATTAGGTTTCGGCCTCCACGTGAATCTCCTTGCGGACTTCGACGATGCGGCCCTTGTGGGCCTCTTCCCACGTCGCCGTGAACACGGCGGTTGCCGGGTAGGCGATCTGGACGGCGCCGCCCAGGGTCGGGTCGGTGCGGACGGCGACGTCGACCGAGTCGGACAGGGCTTTGGCTCGTTTCCAGGTGGTCGAGGCGTTGTCGCCGCCCCGGTAGACGGAGATGACGACCTGGACCCGGTAGATCTCGTGGATCCAGTGGGTGCCACCCGAACCGACGAAGGCGTGGGGGGTGCCGTCCCAGGTGATGACGTCGCCGACGACGACGATGTCATCCGGCTGGTATTCGCCGGGCGGGTCGTAGGTGACGAGTACCGATGTGTCGTTGATCTGGGTGGTGATGTTGGTGACGAGGTAGTCCTTGACCGTGTCGATGGTCGAGGTGGGGATCGCCATCTACGCCAACGAAGGGTGTCGCCGATTGGCAGCGAGCAATTCTTTGACGCGGTTCGGGACGTAGAAGCCGAGCATCTGCTGGCCGGCCATGGTGTCGGCGACGTCGGTGCCCCAGGCGGGCCGCCCGCCCAGCTCGGTCTGCTGGAAGTTGATGCGGATCAGCTCGAGGGCGCCCTCGCGGACGTTGTTGGGGATGGTGACCCACCCGGCGGTGTAGGTGACGAACACGGCGTCGGCGCCGGGCGGGAAGGGGGTGATCCCGCCGCCGACGGTTCGTCTGACGATACGGCCGGGGGGTTCGAACATGTAGGAGTAGATCGTGCCCAGGTCGGGCGTGGGAACCTGGGTCAACGTGTAGGGGATGGGCCCCCGGTATTCGACCACCGACGCGACGGAGACGACCGGGCGGTGTTTGAGGGAGATGAACCATGCCCCGCCGTCGTAGGTTTCGTTCTGGTAGATGCGTTGCAGCATCGGACCGGTGATGCCTTCGACGACGGGGGCGATGGCGTCGATCATGCGCACGAGCCGGGCGTCGCGGGTCCGGTCGGTGGAGGGGATGCGCAGATGGTCCTTCACATCGAAGAGGCTGACGAGGCGGGCCCCACCGGGTGTGGTGAGGTTCTCCTCGATGATCAGCTCTTGGTAGCCGTCGGTGGGGTAGGTGGACAGCACCCCGCCGCTCGAGGTGATGTGCCACTGGACCATGTAGGTGCCAGCGGTGGCGGTGTCCGTCGCCGTCGGCGTGTAGCTGACTTTCCCGTTGACGGCGTCGGTGATCGTCGCCGCCAGGTTCGTCGTCGGGCTCACCGCTGTCAGGGCGCGCATGACGAACTTGACCGTCGCGCCGGTCAGGTTGACCACCGCCCCGGTCGGGTCGGTGATCGTCGCCGTGAACGCCGGGGAGGTGTCGCCCTGGTAGATGACGAAGTCGGCGACGGCCACCTAGCTACGTCTCTTTCCTCGGCCGGCCCCGCCTCGGCTTCGGAGGCACCGCCGTCTCGAGCTCGGCCGGCACCGCCGCCTCGGGCGCCGGCTCGGGTTCGGGGGCGATCGGGAGGCCGAGTGACATGAGGGCGAGCTCGGCCTCGCCCGCGAGGCTCATGTCCCCGCGGGCGAGCGCCATCCGCCGGATCGTGTAGAGACGGTCGGCGACCTCGTTGCCGGCCATCACCAGACGAACACGACGGGCGCCACCGTCTTCGCCGCCACCGACACCAACGTCGACGGAGCGGTGGCGACGAGCGACGAACCGGCCGAGAACGCCAGGGTGCCGGGAACGGCGGCGAACGACGCGCCGGGCGTGTTGGTGAACCAGGCGTACTGGCCGGCGGCGGCGCCGGTGGCCTGGGTGATCAGCGACGGCACCGTCGTCGCCTTCGACATGATCCCCACGAAGATGTACCCGAACGGTGCCTGGGCCGGGGTGATCTGCTGGGGGGCGTTGGCCCCGGTGGTGAACGTGAAGTCGAAGCGGGCCGACGCGGCGATCGCCGCCGCGCCGCCGTCGGCGGTCTGGGCGATCAGCGCCGGCGCCGCCACGTTGGTGCCGGCATAGAGCGCCGCCCACGAGTTCGTGGGCGTACCGGCGGCGGTGACACCGGTGAGGACCGACACCTTGGTGACAACCATGCCCGGGTCGACAGGGACCGGGACGACGGTCATGACCTGGGTGACCAGCGAAGCGGCGGTGTCGACCAGGCCGTTGATGCCGGTGTACTCCAGGTTGGAGCGCACCGGCATGTCGCCCTGGGCCGAGTTGGCCTGCTGCCCGAGGATCGAATAGAGCGAGTTGGTGAGCGGGTATCTCCCTCGAACGAGGGGCATCGGGTTCTCCTTCCCCTAGAACGAAGGTGCGGCGTAGCCGGCGCCGGCGATCTGCGAGATCGACGCGGCGAACCGGTTGGGCAGAAAGGCGCTGTAGCAGTACAGCTGGAATCTGATCTGCAGCGTGCCGCTCAAAATTTCGGGCAAAGCACGCATACGCATCGTGCCTTCCCAGAGCCACAGGTCGTCTTCTTTGAGGACGACGACGGGGTCCTGGGTGCCGCCGGTCTGCAGCGCACCACCGGAGAAGCCGTTGGCGGTGGTCAGCATGTTGGCGTCCTTGATGACAGGCAGGCCGTACAGCTCACCGGCGACGCCTTCGGTGACCGGGGACGACTCGTTGAGGCCGACGACGTTGAACGGGCCGTACTTCGACGGGATGAAGATAGGGCGGCCGTCGGAGCTGCTGGGGAATGTCGCCCAGTAGTTGGCCCGCCTGGGGTGGACCCAGATGGCCGTCGGGCTGGCGTACCGCAGTGTTTCGATCTGGTTGACGGCGTTGGCGATGTGCTTGTACTGCGACGAGTTCGCCGCGGTGGCGTCCACCAGCGCCGTCGCCGTGCTGCTGATTTCCGACGCCTTGGTCGGGTCGGTGTTCGACGTCGCCCCGGTCACCGTCAGCACACCACGGTGCTGGCCGTTGGCGGCCGTCCCCGACACAACCTGGATGTCGAGACGCTGGTCATAGTCACGGGACAGATCGTCGAACACGACGCCGTCCATCGCGATGGGCGACTGCTCGAGCAACTGCAAGCTGATGTCCTCCTGGCCGGCGATCGTGTTCACCGAGGCAGAAACCGAGGTGGTCACGATGTCGGTTGAGGACACGGCGGCGGCGTTGGCGGTCTGAATCGCCGTCGACGACCCGGTGGTGATCTTGGGGACGTTGATCACGTCGATCCCCGGGGGCAGCGGCATGTTCGTGACCCGGTTGGCGAACACCCTGCCGGGACGCTTGAACGGCGCGTACTGGGAGACCAACCAGAGAGGCGGGACGAACTCGCCACCGGTCCCGGCCGTGGTGTTGGGGTTGACACGCTGTTCGAACTCGCCGGCCTGGCGGAGACCGTTGGGCGTGGAGCGGATCTCGCGGAGCCGCCTGGCGAGGTCGTTGTTGGTGCGGGCCTCGATCTCGACTTCCTTGGCGTGCCGCGCGAGCCGTTCCCGGGCGCCGGCGGCGTCGAGGGACGGGTCGAGGTGACCGGCCGAGATGGAGGCGAGGTCGCGGAAGTAGGAGTTGCGGCCGTCGAGGTCGTAGGTCATCGGCTCCGACTTCACCACCGCCGGCGACGAGGGCGGGGTGGCGGCGGCAGCCTCGGCCTTCTCGCGGCGCTTCTCCTCGGCCTCGAGCCCATCGATCTGCCGGTCGAGTTTCATGATCTTCTCGACCAGGGTTTCGAACTCGGCGGCTTCTTCGTCTTTGAACGCCCGGGCTTCCTGGGTCGGCTCCTCAAGGAGCGCGTCGAGTTTCTCCTGATGCTTCGCCCGCTTGTCGCGGGCGGCCTGCAGAATGGGGTTCACAGCTCGTGTCCTTTCAGAGGAACGGGTAGGGCACGACCCAGGTGTTGGCTGCCAGGCCCGCGGGTGGTGCCCCCGCTGAGGGGGTCCGGCGCGCGGGATGGTTGGCGCTACGGCGTGGGCGTTGAGGAAACGTGTTTGAGCCGGAGGGCGAGCGCCCGGGCCTTGTACAGCTCGAGGCTGTGGGCGGGCCGCACCTCCGCTTCGTCATCGTCTTCTTCTTCTGGTTCGGAGCCGGTGAGGAGTCGGCGCAGTTCGGCTTTCACGTCGTCGCCCAGGTCGGCGACGAGGGACCGCATCGCCACGCTGGTGGTGGGCGACGCCCCGTAGTTGCACACCGACACGTCACCCCGGTCGAGCGACACCTCTTCGATGGAGCGGTTCTCGTAGTCGTCGTCCCAGTCCTGGCGGGTGACCCGGAACGCGAAGCTGGCCTGGTCCATGAGCCCGGAGCGGATCTTGCGGACGAGCTGGGCGGCGTCGGGGTCACCCGGGTCGAGCCTCGCTTCGAAATGGAGGCCTTTCTCGTCCTCGTTGAGGGTGAGGCTCTGGTTGGTGGTGCGGGCCAGCGGCAGACCCTCGTGGTTCACCAAGAGCTGGACA